CACAGTCATTGCGCAATTCAGATTCTGTTGAATTCCAGACCTCCAAAACGATCCCTGAAATCCGCTCAGTTTTTGTGATTGTGTAAACTTTTTCCATTTTGTCTCTCCCGTGGGCTGCGACCATCGCGGCCCTTAGGGATACACTACTGTAACGCGTTACGCATTGCAATATAATTCGTAACGCGGAACGAATTAATTGACCCTCATTTTGCGCTGCGTTGTAGTTGGCACATGCTGTTTGCGTCCACAGGGGTTTTTAGGCATTCCATCCATGCGTTAAATATAGCGCGGGTAATTATGGTTGGCAAGGTGGGAAACTTGGTTGGTGTGTGCCGAGGGTATGAACTTTATTTTCAGATTGTCTCTTGCGTAATGTATCTAAAGCGCGCATAGATGGGTTACTGAAAACGGGCATCATGCTCCACAATGGGAAAACATAAATGCAATATCGAGATTATGAAATCAGTAAAACCGGTACCACCGTCAGCAAAACCATGTCTAAAACAGGTCGTAACTCGCCGCTCCTGAAAATCACGGACCACCGTGGTCACGCATTCCGTAACCAGTTTGGGAACCTGCCGTTGATCTGTTCTGTTTCTGCAGCGATGCGATTTATTGACTGCGAGATGGACGGACCGACGCGTGATGAAATGCAGCGCGCTGCAGATATCGAAAATAGATATGACCGGCCCTGAATTTCGCACAGGCCGGGAAACCCTCGGACTGACGCAAACGCAAATCGGCGTCCAACTAGGTGTCCAGCGCAATGCAGTTGCTGTGTGGGAACGGAATGGGCCAACCGAAATGGCCGCATTGTGTATGATCATGTTATTAAAATACGGGCAATCTTGCCAGACCACCATGGGGGAATAATTATGGCGCGAACAACATCAATAGAATGGACAGAACACACATGGAACCCGTTTGTCGGATGCTCCATCGTGAGTGCTGGCTGCAAGAAATGCTACGCTATGCGAATGGCGCACCGATGTGGAGAAATGGGCCACGTGGCATACAGTGGCGTTGCCAAATCAAGTAAAGCCGGTCCGGTGTGGACTGGTAAAATCAACAGGAACAGCGACAGTGCCATGAGTGCGCCATTGCGGCGCAATAAACCCGCGTTATATTTTGTTAACTCGATGTCTGATTTCTGGCATCCGAACGCCGACGACGCGTGGCGCACTGAGGCTCTTGATATCATGGTGGCATCCCCGCAGCACCAATTCCAAGTATTGACCAAACGCCCAGAACTGATTGCCGACACACTCAAACGCATGGGGCGGCGCATCCCGGATAACCTTTGGCTGGGGACCACAGTGGAGGACGCCCGCGTGGTGGATCGCATCGCCATGATCCGCGCCATCCCCGCCGCAATCAGGTTCCTGTCCGTAGAACCGCTCATCGCCGCACTGGGGAAACCCGACCTGAGCGGAATTGATTGGGTGATAACTGGCGGTGAAAGTGGACCTAAATGCAGACAATGCAATGGGTTGTGGGTTCGTGAAGTCTGCGACCACATAGCAGATAATCACCCCGATGTATCATTTTTTCACAAGCAGTGGGGTCATTACAAGTCAAACCCCCTGACCCACGAGGACGGGTTTACAGAGGCCGAGGCAGAGATCCTTGATCCCCGCGAATTCGGCAAGGGTGGTGCGCATCTAGACGGAGAACTGTGGCGGCAATTTCCTAAATACGCACAGGCTCTACTCCTGTAGCCGCCGAGATGCGAGTAATGGCCCTGCCACATGTGGTGGGGTCTTTTTCTATTCCACGCACAGAAACCCAGTCAGGCGCAGCGACAGCGAAAGAGCCAGACCCTGCAAACTGGTCAAGCACAATTTTAGCGCCACACCCAAGCATCAATGCACGTATCCACTCGCCCGGCTTAGCGTGTGCATGGCCTCCATCGTCAACTTGTGTGTTTGGAAACTGAAAAACCGTTTGCAAATGCACCATGCCGCCAGCCAACGGTACATATTCTGATGCCCCACGTGTGTTGCTAACCGTTTTTGCAGTGCGCGTTTTTCCGTCATAAAAAACAGCCGCATCAAAATCCCAAAAAGGGTCATTTGAAAACACAAACGCCGACTTATGCCGCGCCAACGGTCGGTTTGGTGTATACCAGCTAGTCACACCATCCCAAACAAAATGGTAGCAATGCAAAAATCCAGACCCGGCATCTAATGCGTTCCGTGATGTTCTGTAATCGCTAAATACTACCGCGCGGGCTGCTGGGTAAATCCAACCCCAGCACTCCTGAATTTCAAAAGGTGGATCGTAGAACACAACATCAGGCACGTCACCGCACAATACTGATGACACAACATTGGGGTCACTAGTGTCTCCGCAAGCCATTATGTGCCTACCAATTTTGAATACGTCGCCTTCAACAACGTTGTAGGCGACGCAATCTTCATCGGCAATCGCAACCGGCGATGTGGTTTCCTTAACAAAAAACGCAACAAGTTCTTCTTGGCTGAAGCCCATCAACTCGCCAAAATCTCCGGCCAAGTCCTCCAACTCCACTCGCAACGCATCCTCGTCCCAGCCCGCGTTCAGCGCCAGCTTGTTGTCGTTAATCAACAGCGCCCGCCGCTTGCGGTCATCCAGACCAGTGACGACAATCGCAGGCACCTGATCCATTTTTAATTTGCGCGCAGCAAGCAATCGGCCATGACCGGCGATCAGGTTGTTTGCATCGTCAACCAGCACCGGGTTGGTAAAGCCAAACTCGCGGATGCTGGCAGCAATCTGTGCCACCTGCGCATCGCTATGCGTCCGGCTGTCAAGCGCATACGGGATCAAGTCATCTACGCTGACGATCTTGTGTTCGAAAAATTGCATTAGTTGCTCCGTTGCGGCATTGCGATCAAATCATTGTGCGACAGTAGCCCCATGACAGACCGGCTGTCGTTTGTCGCCTGCCCTGTAGCATTGATGGTTCGGGGGTCCGACGCAAGTTGGTTCAGCGACATCGATCGGATCACGGCCATCTGCCTGCGCTCCAACGTATCAACCACCGAGAGCAGCGGGTTGGGAACCAAAGTCCCGCGCTTGTTCTGTATCAGCACGCCAGTTTTGTCTAATGTTTCTTGGTGCTGGCGGATGTCCGCTTCCATCCTAACGACCTTGGCAAGCAAAAGCAGGTCCATGTCGCGCCAATCCTCGGGTGCGCGCGCGCGCGTGAACTGGTCCCAAATAATCAATTCCTCATCGCTGCGCAATATGACACCTTGCGGCAGAGGCACATTTGCTGTCGCCCCTTGGAACCCTTCGACCACCGCCGTCGTGCTGTTTTTGTCTGACCGCCGTTTCTGGCTCATGTTATTCTCCAGTTATTTCCGTAAACGCAAAAAATCGATTTTCCATGCACCGGTTCGGGCGCTGGACGGTTTGTCCTTGACCCTCCCCCCCGTCATTCGTTCCGCAGCAGCAGGATGTCCATCTGCATTGAGGCTGTCGCCGCGCGATACCTGCACGCCCCAATCCAGTTTGTTCTTGTAAAGCTGATCCATCATTTCGCCCCATAGTGGTTGCTGTCAGTCGGCCACCCGTCTTCACCGATCTCGGTGCTGTAGCCTCTGGCTTCCTCTGATTGTATCACGCCGGAGTGGCATGACCAACAAACTGATTGCAGGTTGTCCAAATCGAAGAACAGGTCTTGATTGCCCTTGTGCGCGGTAACGTGGTGGACCACCGCAGACTGTGGATGCGAACGTCCTCGCTTCAGGAAGCATCCGCATCGCTGGCATTTGAAGGCGTCACGCAGCAGCGCGATTTCACGCAGCTTTCGCCATTGCTGCGTCTGATAAAGCCTGCGATATTCCGCGGCTTCTGGCGATCGCCACTTATCCATTGCTAAACCAATCCACCAGACGATCAGACACGTTTAGCGCCTCGGCCATCTGGCCTAGATCCGACAGGGCTGTGACCCATTGGGTTTGCCCCATCAGGTCCGGTCTGGTCATTGCAACGTAGGTGTAAGCCTCCAGCCTATCTGCAAAGGTCAGGCGCGGGTCATGGTGGTCAATGACGTCAATGCTCATTTCCTGCCGTGCGATTGCTTCCCGTAGGTGCAAGAATTGTGCCAACTGCTCGTCTTGCTTGGCTGGGCTTGGAACGTCACCGACCATCAGTTCCCCGCAATCGTGATGCAAGGCCGCGTAGAGAAGCGATGCAGATGCCGCTGGGAAAAAGTAGCAGATGATTTGTGCCACCCTGCCGTGGTGATCCGCAAGCGTCTGGGCTGGCACATCTGGGTTGGCGTGCCAGCGGGTGACGGACCCTGATTTGTAGATTGGGTTGATCCCCACGACAGGTTGGTAGGTCATTTTGTCATTGTGCTTTCTGCATGAATGACTCGGCCTGCGTCAGATCGGGGGTCACGGCGTTTCACCATGCTCAAAGCGGGCAGATCGTGCTTTGACTGCAGCACTGTGAACCTCTGGAATGGATGTTTCTTTGATGTAGGTTAGGATGAACCCTTTGTGGGCAGTCACACCTAACCCAAAAATGCCGTCCTCCCATCCGTTACCACCACCTGACGGTGTTTCTATGTCACACGACCAACATCCTACAGAAATTTCAAATAATGAAAGGCCCGGATGTTCCAAGCGAGTCACATCAAAGCCGTATGCAGGCTCGCAAATAAAGCCGCAGCGCGGGCAAATTGTGACTTTAGGGTTTGCCAAAACTGTAATTGGATCACCAGACAGCAACGCCACTCTCGCAGTTGAAGGTTGGTTTGGATCCAAATCGGCGCAAAGTGTTTCCTCAAATGCGTTCATCTTTGCATCCGAAACATGCCCTTGCGGTTTGATCTCATACCATATGGGTTTCGCCTGCGGGGTAATCACACGGAAGTCCGGCAAATACCATCCGGCATCAGTCTCAAAGCCTTCCGGCTCATACTCCCAAGTCAGGCCAAGCGCATCAAAGAAGACGGCCCACCTCGCCTCAAGGCGGCTCCGAAATAGGTAGCCCTTGTAACGTGTCTCGATAGCTTTGGTCTGCGCCAAGTCTGGGTTGGCGTGCCAGCGACTGACGGACCCTGATTTGTAGATTGGGTTGTAGGTCATTTGGTCATTGTGCTTTCTGCATGTGCGTCACGGACAAGTTCTGTGATGTATTCAGCGACGTCAGCATATTCGTTCTTGCCGACTTCGTTGATGATCCAGTCTTGCTGATCTTTGCTTAGAACCTGCAATATGTCCCCGATGTTTCCAAATTTAATCATGTGATTTTGAAAGCGGTCTTTGACCTGCTGCCGAGGCGATGCTTTGATCTTGCGCGGTGGGACGATGCCTGCCTTGCGCGCCTCGACAACAGCCCGGACGACCTTGGTGTAACCAAATCCAGTTGCCTTTTGTATCTCGGCATGGCTGCGGCCCGCTCGGTGCATTTCTGCGACGATGTTGATTTCTTGCTCTGTCATGGCCGTGCCTCCGGTCGCAGGAACGGGATGCCAGTATCGCGGCAGTATGCGTCCACTTGTTGGCCCCAGAGTTCTTCCAA